TTTAGAACCGTCTTGTCCAGTTTCGGATATTTCTACTATATAAGGCGAACGTGCAAAAATACTCATTTTTTAGTCTTTAAATTTTCATCTAATATTTGTGTTAAAAGCTTTTCAGCGTCTAAACCGTACTTATCTATTAACGTGTCGGGTAAAGTTTTGTAGGCGGCTTCAAATGGCTTGGTAAAAAATAGGCTCGGTTTTATTCCTTTGAAATAAATACTTCGTGCAATTAAGAATTGAATACTCTTTTTAAACCCCGCAGCAGAAACAGAACGTGCGGCAAATTTCCCGTTGTTACGTGGTGCAATACCTTTACGAACTATCCATTTATCCAACTTACTCGGGTCAGGCATTTTATCCTTATATGAATAAGGCGAACCGTGTTTTACTCGTTTACCGTCAACCCCTTTATCCTGAAAGTTACCGTACGGTTCCATCTCGAAATAAATACCTATTGAATTAGGCATCTCCTTTACTTCGCCTTTTATTGAATTCGATAATTTACCGCTTGAATTTTTACCCAACCTTTGTAAATTAGCTTTTGCTTCAGCAACTACTAAATCACGAAACTTTTCAAGTGCCTTTAATCTTTCACTCATTAACAAACAGTCATTTCATTAGGAACTAAAATATCAAAGGTCATAGTCCAACCAGCTAAATAATTCTCGAACCTTTCAGCGAACGCTTCTAATGTAGGATTACCGTCTACTTGAAAAGCATCAGTAAATAAGTCGCCACGTCGAAGCTCTTCGTACAACCTATTCAATACTGAAAGCATAGTATTAAGTACATAAATTTCATTATCGTTACCGTCGAATATATTTGTATCTTCGTCTTTTGACTTGTTTACAATATCCATCGCCATAATACTTACATTAAAACGAATTATATTGCTTTCAAAAGTTGCGTTGTTTACTATAATATGACACAACGGGAAAATAGTTTGTTTAGCCAAGTCAACCGCAAAGATATCGCCTTGCGTTACCGTGTTAATAAACGGGTCGTTATCTAAATTGCTTTTAAGCGTGTCGAGTATCGTGTAATAATTAGCCATTTTTTGTCATTCTTTTAATTTCCCTTTCTTCTATTTCTCGTTTTTGCTTTTCGTAGGTAAGCCATGTAAGACACTTTCGAACTCCCAGTCCGGTAACTTCATCAAATTTTGTAAGGTCGCCTTGAGCAATTGCATAGATTGAATTATACCATCCCCATCTTTTATTAAATTGCGCTCTTTCGCTGTAGTCATTAACTTCTTGTTCGTCTTCATTTGGTTCTCCAAATAAGTAAGCGTATGTTGTACTAAGTCGTTTCCTAAACTCGAAAAAAAAACCGTTGCGCCCATGACAACATTTAATGGTGCGTACTTCATTAACTCCGAAAATTCATCCGTTCCCGTGTATTCAAATATCTCGTACCGCTCTTTGTGTTTCTTGGTGATAGGTCGGTACATTACCGCCATGGCTTTGTGAAAAGTTTCTACGTTTGAAATATTACTTTCTAAATCAATGTATTCACCGAAACTCATATCTTCTAAATTAGGAATAAAACCGAATTCAGTGTCTTGAATTTTAAAGGTAGCTTGAAATTTAGGCTTTGCTTTGAATATTTCGTTTAAATGTACGGTTAACTCTTTAACGTCGCTCCATTTTACTTTTACAACGTCTTTCATTTTTAAGCCGCAAAATATCTCGATAGTCTTTTGACCTATAAATTCTTCGTCATTCGACTTTTCAACCACCCGCATAAATTCCTGATAACTCTTTAACGGGATTTCACTTAATGAAGTAGGTATTACAATTTCTGTTTTCATTCTATATATTAACTTTTAATTCGTGTTTTTGTAGTTTGTAAAGATAATTCACATTATTTGCATACTTGAACGGGTACGAAATATTATTTATTTACCAAATATGATACTTACCGTAGTTAGAATTCATTCCTAACGTTTCCATTTCGTGGTATCGCAGCGCATCAATACCATGATTGTTTGTGTCAATCGGTTTGTTTAAGCGTGTGCCTTGCTTATCCGTGTCCCAACAATAGGCTCTTAATTCTTTAATTAGGTTTGTGCTATTTGAAGTAACTAAATATTCATTACGTTGCATAACATCTATTCCGTAGTTTATTGAATCCTTACCCTTTGTAACGCCTTTAATTGTTATTCCGTAGCGTTTTATTTCTTCAATGCTTTTCGGTTCGCTTGAATCAGCGTAAACGGGTACGTGTTTCGGTAGTGCGTTTGCAATATCACTGTTTAACATTCCTGTTTGATACTTCAATTCGTTTATTATCCTGGTCCCGTTGTAATTGTATATTTCTATTATTGCCGTAGGATCGTTCGTGTAACCAAAGTCTAATCCAATACCTATTAAATTCGCTTCTTTAGGTAGTATATCGATAGTTTTCCAGTTACTAAATATAACGCCTTCTAACATTCCTATTTCTCCTAATCCGTATACACGCCACCAATTAGCCCAGTATGCGCTTGTTTCGGCTTTTAAACGGTTCTTTTCTATTTGTTGTACAATACTATTGTCCAGGGCTTCATTGTCTTTGTAGGTAAGAATTAAGAAATCGCTGTCTTGTTCGTCTTTTAGTTCCTTGTGTACCCAAAACTCATTTGCGGGGTTGAAGTCTAAATAGATAGCTTTCTTTGTACGTATTGCAAGTTCGTTATAAGACTCAAAGGTTACGTTATTACATTCGTTTATATATAGAACATCACGCCTTGCACCCCTTAATTTAGAACTATCGTCAGCACTAAAAAATTCAAAGCTGCTTCCGTTTAAAAATTGATAGGTTAATAACGATTTGTTAAATTGGTTTTCGTGCCATTTATTCATCCACTTCATTAGCTTAATAAAGTCTTTTAAAGCACCCCTACGTAAATGCGGAATACTTTCAGCAACTACGCTAACTTCAAGACCGTGTATTGCAGAAGCACGTGCAATTAAAACGGATAATATTCCGTACGTCTTGGCAGCCGACGTGCCACCCTGAATAATACGAACCCGCTTTTTAAGTTTAAGTATTTTATTCGTCGAAGTCGTCCGCAGAAACATCAGGGAAAATTGGTTGTTCTAATATCGTTTGTTCAACTTGCTCTTTTAAGTTGTTTAAACGTTGTGTAATGCTTGCGTTATACTGTCCTACCATGCCGCCCGTTATTTGGTCTTCGCGTATTTCTTTGCGTATGCGTGAACAGATAGGAGTAAATTCTTCGTATCTCTTTCCAGAATTCTTAAAATAGTCTTCAACGCATCCTACTCGATCCCAGCAAAATATTTCGAATCCCTCCATTGTTAAAGGTCTTTCAAGTGGTTCGGCTCTTTCTTCAAATTCTTTACCACCGAATACGCTTTTAATTCTCGGATTGGCTTTTACGTCTTCTTTGTATTTTTTAAATAGTTCGTAAAGTTGTTCGGAACTATCTAAATTCCTTGGTCTTCCTACTTTTGCCATTTTTTAATTCGTGTTTTCATTAGTGTATGTATTGTAAAGTATTTCTAATTTGTGCATCATATCACGAAGACAAGAACCGCAGCTTGTTGGTTGCATATTTACCTTAAATACTCTATTATAAATTTTTAATAGTTCCGTTTGTTCAGTAGGCTTCATTGACTCACGGTTTACAGTAAACCATTCTTGTAAATATTCGTGTTCGTCTTTTTGTAGGCATAGCGGTTTACGGTACGGAAATAACTCGTTTAACTTTGCTTTACGTTCGTCGCAACCGCAGTCTTCGCCTAATAACCATTTCGCCACCTTTGATACTCCAGTAGCTTCTAAAACCTTTTCTACTGTATCTCCTAATCCTTCGCTTTTAGCCGCTAATATTTCGGCTTTTGTTCGTCTTTTTCTTGTCATGTTTTATTTTTTAAAATATTCTTTACTTAATTCTTGTAAATCCGTTCGAAGTATTTCAATTTCTTTTTGGCTTTCAATAAATTTTTTATGCCAAAATAATTCTTGTTCGTTTTCACTTTCAAAAACTTCATCTAATGCCCTACTTAAATTATTTAATTCATCAGCAAAACCACTACCGTAAATAACGGATAGCATTTTTAAAAATTGATTTGCTTTTATAATTTCTTCTTTTCTTAATTCCATACTATTTTATTAGTTCATAATCTTCGTTAATTAAATCTTCGTAATGCTCCCCTACATTCTCCTTTAAACGTATTTTACAAATCTTAATTGTTTTCCATACGCTTTTAAAACTTATTCCCGTTACTCCTTCAATTTGTCGTGTACTCATTCCCGAAGTTCTATATAAATCAAATAACAGTTGATCGTACCAGTGCCAGCTTTTTATTTCAGCTATCATTTTTATTTCAAAACGTTTCTTCGCTTCTAATATTTCGGGCTGGTATTCGTCTTTTAGTTGCATAACTTCAGTTAAATTTACCTTTACTATCCTGGACTTACTTTTTTTATAGTCAAAAGCCATGTTACGTAACACCGTCCAAACAAAGTTTTTATTCAATTTACCGTTTATGTAGAACCGTTCGACTTTATCCAGCTTTGCCATTTTTAAATACATTTCTTGTACTATATCCTCACAATAATAATCTTCGCCAAAAGTAGAAACAATCTTTACCCATTCGTTGTGATGCTTGCTTAATTCTATTAAAAATATATTACTCAAAAAATTGAAATTGAATATTCAACAACTAATAAAACTAATAACCCTACGCAAACACGATGAATAGACTCTAATATTAATTCGTCTTTATATACCCAGTCTTCAAATTTAGGCGCACTTTTCCAATATACCATAATCAAAAAAACCCTATCCAAAATGAACAAGGCTATAAAAAACGGTAACAGTAATATGTATCTCACTTTACAAAGTTATACTTTTTTTTAATATGTAATATTAATTATTCAAGACTTATATTATAATCATATAAAAATTCTCGCATTTTTTCACGTAATTTTTCGTAACATTCGTAAACTTCAGGCGACAATTTATCGTTATATTTTACTTCAGCTCTTAAATGTTGGTCTAAATCCCATAAAACTAATTTATACTTATATCCGTCTAAAGCTGTTCTTATGTCTTCAGCTTCCTCGTTCGTGTCAAATTCTAATGTTATTTTTCCCATTTGTTAAATCTTATACTATCAATATGTTTTATTAATTCGTCTTTATCTTGTTTCAAATCTCTACTAATGCTTATATTTAAAATTCTACCCCCTATTGGTTTTATCGGCGCACCTCTTTCAACGTGCCAACCTGCACTACCATCCCCGTACTCCTCTTTATAAGTTCCCGTAATCATTAAATGCAATTCTTTTTGAACTAATTTATATCCATTTTTAGGAACGTAAACAACGGTATCTCTAACGTCATGCCTTGCTGAATTTTCATGAATATGTCCCATAGTAAAAATATCAAAACCTTCGTACATTTCTAAAGCACGGGTTAAATTCAACGCTCCTTTTGTTACCACACCCCCACCGCCTGAACCATGAAAATACTTTATTTTATATGAAAGCATTTTTTTATTAACGTATTGTTTGATAATAATCCAACCTCCATAACCTCCGGTCATTACGTTACTTTTGTTTTTGTAATTAAGCAAGTCCACAAACCTTTGAAGTATATCCGTTTCTTGATATTTAATTATAGTCGTTTCGTGATTTCCATAACCTAAAACGGTTAATATATGAGCGTACGGACTAAACCATTCAACGGCAGTTTCTACAATTGAATCTAAGTATTTAGCGTTATTATGTTCGGGTCTTATATCCGATTTGTTACCTCTTTTATCTCCTTTACCTTGCATTAAACAGAAAAAATCCCCGTTAACTATTACGGGGATGTTCTCTTTTAAACAGTAATCTAAATGATTTTTTAATAAGTTTCTATTGCATTTCGGGTTGTCCCAGTGTAAATCAGATAATACCGCTATTTGTATATCTTTTCCTTTTAAAACGATTTCGTGAACGTTTTTCAAATGCTTTATTAACTCCATACATAATTAACAAAATAATAGAAGTTTTGTCCATTAAAACTTTATTAATACCTTTCGTCACGTCTTAATTCTTGCCAGTATAAAAGTTCTTCAGCTTCATCTTCGTACTCAAAACCAAATGCAGTAGGGTTGTCGTAAATTAGTTCTTGTAAGGACTCACAAATTAGTTTAGAATTACGGTTATTTAGTATTCCGTGTTTTACGTAGTTGTAATCAGCATCGTATAAATCGTATCTCGTTAAATATACTTGTGCTTCCTCTACTTCGTTACCGTCACGCGTAAATTCTACATCAAATTGTAACTCCATATAACCAAATCTACCAAGGTTAATGTCGAAATATCCAGTTCTATTGTAAAAATCTACCGCTTCAATTTTCCAATTACGTGTTTTCATAGTGCTTTGTTTTAATTATTTTTTCAAAATTAATATAACTTTTTAAATAAACAACACTTTTAGAAAAAAAAATGCGGAATTTTTTACGTTCCGCACCTTTGACTTTGATTAGGCTAATTAAATTAATAACGAAGACTTACTTTATTTCTGCTTTTATAGTTATAAATATCTTCAATAAGAGTTTTATACTGTTCACGATTAGCACAATCAACCATAGCTGTTGGTTGTAATCTTATTTTGTGCATAAAATCATTAAAATCAAATGTTTCTTTTTGAAGTAAACCCATCATTGTTTGAACAAAGCTTGAACGATTATAGTTAGAGTAATAAGGTTTAATCATTCGTATTTTATTTGCCATATCTTGCGCTATATCAATATCTCCACATCTCCACGTACCTTGTTCAAATATTTGAGCATTTGAATCTAATTTTACACCTGAATGTATTTGTATCGCTAAACTTCTTGACGTACCACTACCAGTATTTTGACATAATGCAATACAATCATTAAAAGTATAGTCATCATTTTTATTTACAAATTCACGAAGTTTAATATAAGATTCAACTCCCATATTAGCATAACCCTCCATGAAATCTTTTTTACTCCAATTCTTTTGATTAAGATTTAATGTGTGAACTTCATTTAATGCGTATCCATCCACAATAATATAGTAAACAAAAGATTCAGATTCTTTGGCAGCCATCAAACGATGTTGTCCGTCTATTACCTCCATTCGTTCATTAACTAAAATCGGATTACACTTCATTCCATAAACACGAATAGAATCAGCTAATCGCTTAACGTGTTGTAAATTCGGAACCCTGTTACCGTCAATCTGTTTGAAGATTGATAAATCATTTGTTTTGTAAACCTTGTTTACTTCTTTTCTTGTTTGCACGTGGTTACTATTGTTCGCCATTGGTGCTGTTGTTAAATTAAACATATATTTGTTTTTTATTGATTACATTCCTTTTTCATTTAGGTATTTCGCTAAACGCTGGATCGTTTTACTTGTTAAAGACTTGCCATTTAAAAACGTGTGAATATTACTTTGATGAAGTTTAGCATCTAAACAAAAAGCATTTAAAGATAGTTCGTGTTTTTGTAGGTACTCCCGTAACATTTTACGTGTTAACTCGTCGCTATTTGCTATTATTTTACTCGCTTTCATTAGAAATCATTTAAAAAATCGGAAATATCTTGTGAATAAGTAGGGTTATCAATCTTTTTTGTTACTGAAGATTGATCATCAGCTGGCTTTATTGATAAACTTAAATAGTTTTTACCGTTGTTACTTTGTTTTTTCCATGCGCTAATGTAAAATTCACGCCCTAAAATTGTTATTTTACCGTTCATGTCCGGGTGCGTTTCTTTCGTCTTTTTGTCGTTTGTAAATAACGCTCCGCTGTTGTCTCTTTTTTCCATTTTACTTTTTATTTATTTTTATTTTTAACATTTTAACTATTAAAGAATCTCCGTTAACCGTACCGCCTTCATCAGTTAAGGCAGTTAAAGCTTCAATTAATTGCTTTATTTCTTTTAGTTCTTTTTTTAAGTCTTGTATTTCTTGGTTTACTTCGGGGTTCATATTAAGTCTATTATTTCGTTATAATATTCGTTACATTCTTCTATTCGTGTTTTAATAGCTTCTATAACTTCATCGTCACGCTTTACTACGTGCGTTTTAACGCGCTTTTCCATAGGTATATGTCCGAATGTATGCTTGTCTTCTACAAACTCTCTTAAATCGGAACTTTCACTTATTAAGTTTTGTTTCCAGTGTTCCCTTCTAATTTCGTCTTCTACTATTTGTAAAGGCGTATCAACTAAACAATAGCATAATAAAGCCTCTTGTTTGTCCGTTAGCCACATATAACCCTGTAGTTGATAGTAATAATCTTTGTTTTTTAGTTCGTCTTCTACTACCTTTTCAAAAAACGTAAACGCATCCCAAGAACTTTTAACATCAATTAGTACGTCCGTGTTTACATCAGGTACGCCCGTTATATATTCGTTCGTTATTCGTTCTTCATTCTTGTAAATAAAGCCTACGTTTAGAACTTCGCCTACTAACTTAATGGCTTCGTCTTCTACCTCAATCCCTTTGTCCGTGTATCTACTCCAAAATTCTTTGTGTATTCCGTATTTCTCTTGTATTGCTAATTCTAAAATGTAGCTTTTAGTAGTTAGCGAAAGACGTTCCCCCTTTGTGCGGGAGTTCGTCATTATTTTTCCGATTTGTGAACAACGTATTTTCATAACAATAAGGCTTTTTCTTGTGCTTCACTTAATTGAAATTTCTCTTTTAACTTTTCGATAGTTATTTTACCTTCGTTAATTGCTTTTAAAGCATCGGTAAATCTTTTATTATCCAGGCTTTCTTTTTTAGGCTTTTCTTGTTCTCCTGAAGCGTCCGTGTCTTTGTCGGTTACTAAACCTAACATCGAACTTAAACAATACCTACGAAAATACGTAACGCCCGAACCGAAACTTTGAAAATCATTCATTCCTTTTAGTTGTACGTACGGGATCATGCAATTACTTTCTATTTGTTCCCCGCTTTCTACATGAAATACTACCGTAGCTAAATAGTTAACTCCTTCTTTAGTGTTTATTAGTTGCGTAAATCCTAATCCGTGTTTTTGTAGTAACGGGTTTATTTCATCGAAAATTTTAGGTAAATCAGCGTAGGAATATCCGTACCCTTGTGTCGCTTTGTGAATTACTTTAACTTCTTGCTGGAACGCCGCCAGACTTTTTAATACATTTTTCATAATAACTTTGTTTAATTTTCTACAAATATAATATTAATTTTTAATATAATAATAGTTTTTAAAAAAAACTACAAAAATTTCTTTAAACCTTGTGCGCAGCGTTCTATTGAATTTGCGCGCTCCTGAAGGCTTTGAATTTGTTCGAGTATAGTTTGCTTACAATCGCTTGTAAAATACCCGTGTGAAGTAGCTATTAACGGTATTAAGCCATTTGTACGAATATAGTTTACTAACTTTCTTAAACGTGGTTGCGTTAACCTTATTTTATATCCGTTTTCTTGTAGGTAGTTATTCATTCGAGTAACTATTAATTCGGCTTTTATCGGGTTCGTCTTTTTGTAGTGCCTAAAACCGTTTACTACTAATTGCAAAATTTGCATTTCTTCAGCTGTTAATTCGCTGGTGTGTTCTTCAAAAGTTTTTATCATTGTGCTTTGTTTAATTGTTTCAAAATTAATATTATTTTTTAATATAATTCTATTTCCTTACATTTTTTTTTATAAGTTGCTATAATTTCTTTTAGTTCCTCAATCGTGTACTTTCGTGTTTTCATAGCTTCAGCGCTTAAATTCTCAAATTCTTCTATTCCTATTTTCTTTAATAGGTTTTCACGGTAGTAAATTAAGTTACCCGAAAGGAATGTATTGCAGTGTTCACATTGTAAATGAACGTTGCGTTCGTCAAAACGTACCGACCAATGATTGTTTGCGTTGTAGAAATGTCCCGCATTTTCCTTTAACGGCTTTCTTTGGCACGAAATACAAACGTTCCCATCATCACGTAAACGAATATATTTATTAAATACTTGTTGTGCTAATTTTATATAGTCCTGAACGGTCATTAAATCGGCTTTTAATTTCGCTTTTTTCTTTTGCCAGTTCTTTTGTTTTACTTCGTTTATCCATTCAGTTACACAATTAGGGTCGAAGCAATTCTTTTGCAAAAACACGGACGGTTCAAAGGGTTGTTTACAATACTTACATTTTCGTGTTTTCATAAACCTTCTATTAATTTTTCTACATTTATTTTTAAACTCTTATTCTCTTGTTTTAACATTATGTTTTCAAGTTCTAATTCGTGGTTACGTCTATTCGTAGCCATTAACATTTTATCTACGTGGTTTAAATATTGCACCGCTTCGCCTACTTCAGTTAAACTCTTTTCCATTGATTCAATTAGGTCGGTACGGTGTTCGTGTTTTTCTTTGATGTTATCTAAACTAAATTTTATCTTCCAATAAACTACGTTTAAACCTGCTTTACGTTTTATCATTTCGAGTGACATACTTCTATTTTATTACTTGATATAACCTTGTTTTATTATTATATAATACGTTTTCAGGTTGTATTATTTTTACTTCAGTAATTAACACTTTGCAAGGCTCATCTAAGTACCAAATATAATTAGGGTCTGTTTCTGAAATCATTCCTACTTCGCAAAATTCTTTTCTTATTCCTTTAGGTTGAAAATATACTATCATAACTTTTCTATTTCAAATTGAACTTTATACCAATATTCACGATTTTTATTTTCAAATGGCAATTCGTCTAATATTTCATCAATAGCTATTAATGCGCATCGTTTTGCTATTCCAGTACATAGTATTTCCTCACCGCATTGTGTATCTTCAGACCATAACACGAATTTATAAGTATCAACTAATTCTTCTGCTTTCTCTTTAGGTGTCATATTTCTTTATTTAAAGTCCACAATATCCACCATCGCATTCGTTAAAATCATTATCAAATAATTCTGTTTGCGGTTCGTGTTTTATTATTTGGTCGTAGGTAAAATTCTCTTTCCAAGTACAATTATTTGTACTTAATCTTTCTTGTTTAGCAAACCACTCTAATTTATTTGGGTGCAACCTTGCCATTTTATTTAATAATAACGGTTCTTTATGCATACAACCTACGCAATTATTCATCCAAGCAAATCTAACATTTTTAGTTTTCCAATACTCTTCGATAGTATCTTTAAAAACGCTGTCTTTAATTAAAGGAAATTCAGGTTTTTGCCATTCAATTAATTTATGTTTATTACTATTGCCGCTTTTTGTTTTACCTATTATAGCATCAAATTCACTTAATCCGTTTTTATTTAATTTTTTAATCATAGTTTCAGCACGGGAAATTTCATTAGCTCTAAAACCTATTCTCATTTCAATTGGTTGTTTTATGTTATTATACCACCAATAAAAAATAGGTTCTAATTTCATTTCAGTAGTGCAAAATCTACGCATCCAAGAGGGTAAAAATGTAGTTCCATTTTTTCTTATAATTATTTCATCAAATGTTTTGCCAGTTACCCAATTTATTTTTGTTCCCAAAAACTGTTCTAAATCAAGCATTGTGTAAATTATTAAATCGTCTTCGAGTGTTCCAATAAATTCCGTTCCTATTTTGTCAGATACAATTTGTCGAATTTTAGCATCAGGAAATAAACAATTTTTGTCACTTGTACGAACCAAAGCAAATACGTTATAATCAGCTGGATAGTGTTTCGCTATATAACTTGAAGTTTTACCACCACTTAAACTATTAACTGTTTTCATATTTCTATATTTAAAATGGCATAGTCATTTCACCATTTGCGTTTTCAATTGGTTTTAATTCTTCAAATGCGCCTTGCTTTATTCGTTCGCTAAACGAAAGTAATTCTTTTCCGTTTACAATATCAGGATTACGTACGGGAAAACTATTTGATTTTACGCTTTTAGGTCGGTGTTTTTGTAGCGGGTCAACGTTTCCAATTACAAACCCTAAACCCGAATTAAAATTACACATTACGGGTTCGTTCAATCCAGTATGTTTACCGCCCGTTTCAACGTCTTTTATTTTTTCTACGTTGATCCAAGTTGAATATTTCATTATAGGGTCTTTTACTAATCGATGAATTACAAAGAAATCGTCGCAACGGTTACTAAATGCTTTACCTCCTTCAATGTGGTCTTTTAACGGTGCTTTTAAGTTACCCTTCCATTCGCCTTCAGTGTAAATATTTGCACCCCTACCGCTTTCAGTATTCGGGTGCGTGTTTATGTACAACGTCATTCCCGTAAAATTAACCATTTGCCGCGCTTTATTCATAAATTCATAGTTACCTTCGTATGTCATTTGTCTATCTAAACCCGTGAACGGGTCAATTAAACCTACTTTACAATTACTATCTTCAAATATTTTTAATAATTCTTCAGGCTTGTATAGTTTTGAGTTATCTACAAATTGAAAGTATTGTTCTAAATAAGTTGAATAAGTCATTATCTCGTCTTCGGTAAGTGTTTTAAATTGTTGTCCTGAATACATTTGAATTAAGTCACGTAATATTTGACCTTTTTGATTTTCACCACTCCATATACAAAACGTTAATTCGTGTTTTAGTGCTAAATTTAAAAAGTACCAATTTATCCAATACGTTTTTCCGACGTTGTCATGTCCTAAAATAATATTTAGTTGTTTAGGCTTGAACCGTAAATAATTGTCTAAATCGCATCCTATTTCTAAACCTTGTTTTATTTTACCATTACGGTAGTTCAATAAATAGTCTATTGAATCTCCAGCTGTTTTTAACATAATCCTTGTGCTTTAGCAATATAATATTCGGGTGGGTTGGGGTCGTTGTCTTGGTCGTATTGTTTAGGGTTTCTATTATACCAAGTTCGCAAGCGTTGTTCTATACCGAATGTTTTTTCTTTTTCAAATCTAAGCTTTTTATCTTTAACTCCGTGTTCAGTCCAGTAATCGTAAAATTCTCGTAGCATTTTTTTAGGATACTCATTTACAAACAAAGAAAGCGAAGCGTAAAACTTGCTTTTACGTTCTTCTATACTATCTATTTCTTTATCTATTACTCTATCTCTATCTCTATCGGCATTTTTGGTATCCGTTGGTATGCGTTCGGATGCGGTCGCATTCCATCGCTTTAATGCGTTTTCTTTATTCTTTACTCGAATACCTTCGTATTTCTGTAAATCACGTTTTAAACTTTGTTTAATAGGCTCGAATGCTATTTCCGTAATTATATCTTCAGGAATAGGGTCTTGGTCATTTACATACTTTAAAATATGCTTAAACAATTTACCAGCTTGTTCATCCGTTAACTTTTCAACGGTGTGAATAACATCACAATATAAAATAAATCCTTTTTTGTCTTTTGCCATTTTTGTATAAAATAAAAAACCCCCTCAAATCCGCTGGAGTCTCACGTCAGTTTCATTGAAGGGGTTAATAACTTCTTTAGGTTAACTATTTTTGAGACTCTAACCGTGTACAAATATACAAATTATTTTTTAATAACTACCAACTTGTTTCATTTGTAACACAAAAATTTCCTCCTACAGGGTTGTTTAACCATAAATTATAGTCAAAGCACCACGTTTTAACGTTACCTGAACACGAATTTTTAATTGATAATGTATAACAATCATTACCATTCGCATCTTGCGTTATTTCGTCATTTGTAATTACCCCGCAATTACATTCTTTTGAACAGCTGGTCGCTAAAAATAAGCCAGCTATAAATAAAATCTTTTTCATAATTAATCGAATTCGTTGTTTATTGTTTTTATTATTAATTTTCTTCTCCAGTATTTTGCTACTCTTAAGTTCCTAACTGTTAAAGGCGTGTTTCTAAACCGTGTCAAGTTGCGGCGTTTCTTCATTCGTTTTTTCATAGTATTTACATCTAATTCTTAACTTAATTAATTCTAACTTACGTACGGTATTGCATTTTAATACGTCGTGTTCTAAACTAAAACCATTGGCGGGTACGTCGAACAAAACACGAACTATTTTAGTATGCTCTTTATAAAGTAAATCATTCATTTCTTCGTACATTTTATGCATACGAATACCGTAAATAACCGTGCAATGTAGCTTGTTAAACATATCTCCTATTTCGTACAAAGTTAATCCGTGTTCTCGTAGTATATTATACAAGTAATAACGCTGGTAACAACTGTCACGGTCTTTTTTAATACCGTCTAAACCGTTTGCTTTTATGTATTCAATTATCTTCTCCATGCTTTTTTATTAATCCTATTCCTATTAAAACTATTCCTACCGTGAAAAGTAGTAAAGCCATTTTTGCTTCTTCAGGCATAACGTTCTAAATGTTTAATTACTTCGATCCAATACTCTTTATTTTTTGCTTCCGTCTTATTGTAAGGCGCTAACTCGTAAATGTTTCGAGCGGAAATTAACGCTTGCGTTTTTATTTCTTCAGGCTTAAACAACTTACTTGCGTTCGTGTATATTTCCTTCGCTTTTTCTTTTGCTTTCATGTTAATTAAATTTTACTTTTAATTACTAATTTTAATTCTCCGTTTATTTCTCGTTCAACGCTATCGTGAATAACATCTAAGTATTCTTGTCTAAATTCTACTTCGTGCCATTTATCTTCGATTTGAACGCTTTTCTTTTGATTGTGATACATTTCTATTCCCGTGCCTATTAAGTCCTTTAATTCGTCTAAAATTAGCCTTAAATCGGTTTGTACTGTCCACTCGAAAGTAACACTAACTCGTTTTGTTCGTTTTTTACCAGCGTGTCCGTTCATTTTGTAAAGTTTAATATTGCATCTAAATAATCTAAATACAACTTTTCGTTGAACGATCCACCTTTGTCTTCAGGGCAAATTTTAGTTTTCCACTTGCGGCTTAAATACTTTACGTTAGGACGGTGCGGAAAATACGTATTAACCGCGTTTTTAATTTGTGACTTCATCTCTTTTAGTTTTAGAAATTAATACTAAAGATAAACATAATACGCCGGCACCTAATAATAAATAGCTTTCGTAGTTAGCACCCAACAAAATAATTATTGAGTTAATTAAAATTCCTG